AAGGTGAGCATGTGGTTGCTGTTGCACTAACAGGGCGTGTTCCGTGTAAAGTAATTGGTAAAGTTTCTAAAGGTGACATGCTAGTTTCTAGTAATGTTCCAGGTTACGCTATGGTAGACAACGATCCAAGAATTGGTACAATGATTGGTAAAGCTATTGAAGACAAATTAGACGACAATAAAGGTGTTGTTGAGGTATTAGTCGGTAAGTAACAATCACGATAAATATATAAAATAGGAAACGAAACATGGCAAACAGAATACCGTTAGTATTTGATACAGTAGCAAATAAGATTAAAGAATTACCAACTGGTGATAATCTTAATATGTCTAGTAGTAGTATTAATGATGCTATTAATATTAATGCATCAGGAACAGTGTCGGCTAATACAGTTAACACAGTCAACTTAAATATTGCAGGAACGCCTATAGGTGAAGTAGCAAAAACAAACAGCTACACTGACTTATCAAATCTTCCTACACTATTTGATGGAGATTATAATAGCTTAACTAATAAGCCTTCATCTGTTGTAGCGGCATGGGCAGATATAACTGGCAAACCAGTTATCGCATCTAGTTTAAGCCAGTTAGTAAACGACACTAATTTTGTAACAAATGCACAAGTAACAATACAATCAACTCAAGTATCTGGACTAGCAGCTGTTGCAACGGGTGGTTCTTATCTTGATCTAACAGACGCAGCACAACTCATATCAAGAGCAGAAATAGCTGGCGGAACATTAACAATTGATGTAAACAACACTGGTGACTTAGAAGGTAATGTGTTTAGTACAGATGGCGGCACAAAACTTATAGACGGAGTTACAAAAAGTGCGTCACTTGTAAACTTGGATGCATCTGGTACTATTACCGGTAACTTAACTGGTAACGTAACTGGCGATCATACAGGCACACATATTGGTGATGTATATTCTCAGGACGGAATAAAACAAGTTTTATATTCAGGCAATACGTTTGAAGATGATGCGTTATTTAAAGGCAATGTTTCAGGACAATTATTTTCATCAGACTTATCAACACTACTAGTTGATCAAGATGGTAACTTCTATGGCGATTTTAAAGGATCAGTATTTGGAGATGATAGTTCTGTAATAGTTGACGCTGTTTCTAATAGTGTAAATGCAGGAACAATAACAGCATCTACTAAGTTCGTTGGTAATGTAGAAAGCACAACAACGCTAACTCTTACAGCACTAAATGGTATTACACTTTCACCATCTGGTCCAGTAAATGTACCAAACGCTAGTACAATTTCATTAAGTGCAACAAGTACTATTGCTATTGGAGCAACAGATAATTTAACACTGACATCAGCATCAGGTAATGTTGTTGTACAAGATCATATAAGTATTACAAACTTAAAAACATTAGTTGCTGGAGCGGCTGACTATGCTGCATTCCAAGCGGCAATTGCGGCATTATAACGGAGACACAAATGGCAATAGGATATATCAATACAGGAACAATTGCAAACGACGGCACCGGCGATGATCTTCGTGAAGCATTTATAAAAATAAATGATAACTTCGAAGAATTAGATTTGAGAATTATAGAAGAAACAGTTATACAAAACAATGGCAGTGTAGGCGAAGGGTTATACACAGGCAAAGATGATAATATACACGGTCTTAAAAGACTTAATGCAGGATCTAATATCACACTAACAACAACTGAAAATACTATTACAGTTAGTGCTGGTGATGCATTGGACTCTTTAATTGTTGTAAGCGACAGTGGAACAATAACTGTGGCGCCAGGACAGACTATGAGTGTACATGGCGGCGAAGGTGTTGGTACTAGAGTTGACGGACAGCAATTAATTATTGACCTTGACACTACTGGAATTGTTGCAAGAGATTCAGCACCATCGCTTAGTGGCAACCTAACAGCAAACAATAATAACATTATTGGTGCAGGCACAATAACAGCTACAACAGTTAATGCTTACATTGAAGGTCTAGTATATGGTTATGATGTTAGAGAATTTGGCCCGTATCTAAGTGGATTTGATTTTGGTAGCTTTAGAAATACTTACAATAATGCTTTAGAGTTTATCTTAGCTACAGTAGATCTTGATTTTGGCGCAATAACACCAGAAACTGGCGACACTGTAGATCTAGGCTTTATTGTATAATAAGGAATAAAATATGGCGAACCTATGGAGTCAACCTTCAGGAACATTACTTGCTAACTTAGAAGAAAATGTTACTATAACTATACCACTACCGGTACTTAGCAGATCAACTGTTAGCCTAATTAGTGGTTCGTTACCACCTGGAACAAGACTATCTGGCAATTCAATAATTGGTACACCATACGAAGTAGCAAGAAAAATAGAATATAGATTTGTACTAAGAGCTACACTTGATAAAACTGTAAACGATCGTACATTTAAGATATCAGTAGTTGGAGAAGATGCACCTGATTGGGTTACAGATCCAGGACTACTTCCTGTAGGGAATAACAATACTTTCTACATACTTGACAGTTCGCCAATTGAATTCCAATTGTTAGCAACTGACGAAGACATTGCTGCAGGACAAACTTTAGAATACTTTATCGGAGACGGCGACGGTGAATTACCACCTGGTACAGAACTAACATCTGATGGACGTATTATTGGTATTGTTGATCCTATCTTAGCAATTGAAAAAGGTTTGTTATACAGTTACGGAACATATGACACAGCACCATACGATATTATCAATGGCGGCTATGACTTTGGTATTAAAAGTTCAAATGGTTTTGATAGTTTCTATTATGATACAACAACTTGGGACTTTAGTTATAGTGAAAAACCGCCTAAGAAATTAAACAGATATTATCAATTTACAGTTAATGTAAGTGACGGCGACACAATATCAAGACGTACATTTAGAATCTTTGTTGTTGGCGACGATTTCTTTAGAGCAGATAACACCATACTACAAGTTGGTACAGGAACATTTACAGCAGATAACACAAACCTTAGAACACCTATTTGGGTTACACCGGGTGACTTAGGTGTTAAACGTGCTAATAACTACGTTACTATTCCGTTGGATATTATTGATACAAACACACAAGTTGGATTTGTTAGTTATAGTGTTGTTGATACTAATGATGATGGAAGCACAAGTACGTTGCCTCCGGGAATGAAGTTAGATTTATCTAGTGGAGAAATTGCTGGTAGAGTTCCATACCAAGGTGCTGTATCAAAAGAATATAAATTTACTATTAGAGCTACACGTTATACACCTGATCAAGTTGATGAAAATGTAAGTTCAAGAAAAACATTTACACTAAGATTATTAGGCGAGTTTAATTCAAATACAACGTGGGTTACTAAAGGTGACCTAGGTACTATTAATTCAAATGTTATAAGCGTATTAAAAGTTAACGCAACAACAGATGTTCCTAATGCAAGACTATTATATAGTTTAAGTAGTGGAAGATTACCACCGGGATTACAACTAAGTTTTGACGGAGAGATTGTTGGCAAAGTAAATGCATTTGGACAAAACTTTTACCGTAGTATTTGGAGAGGTGGAAGAAACTATAAAGCAGGAGACGTTGTAAAACACAACGGACAACTATACACAACCAACAGTGATCACCTAAGTGCTAGTTCAGGAGTATTTAACGATGACACTACACTGTGGATAGAATTTGCATATGTAAGATCAGGCTTAACAGTTTTTGATCGTGATACCTTTACTACTGATGGTACAGAAACAACATTTGATAGAGTATATAAATTTATAGTAAATGCTGAAGACCAATACAAGTATACAATAGCAAAACGTGAATTCCAAATACGTGTAAGAGATCCAGAAACTACACGTTACAGTAATCTTTATCTAAAACCTTTCTTTAAAGAAAATATTAGACAAGAGTTTAATGCATTTATTTCAGATCCAGAAATCTTTATACCAGAAAATATATATCGTCCACAAGATCCAAATTTTGGTATTCAGCGTGAAGTTAAAGTTCCTGTGTATTATGGAATTGAAACGAATAACCTTGATACATTTGTAAGTGCAATTGCAACTAATCACAAAAGAAAACAATATCGTATTGGAGAATTAAAGACGGCTGTTGCAA